ATCGCATGCTAATTACTCAGGTACTGTAGGTGCTAAATTTGCAACAGTCTTTAAAAATCATATTATACTTGGTAAGAGTAATACTATAGTTATAGGAGTGATTGGAGTTGATAATAACTTTAATGCAGGAAGTGGTGCTTTAGAGATCAATGTTAAAGATCAAGTATCAGGATTAATTGTCTTTAGAGAACAGCTTATTATTTTTACAAAAAATAGTATTCAGCGGATTACAGGATCAGCAACAAGTGGCACAGATGCATTTGTATTAGCTCCAATTACTAATGATATTGGTTGTATTAAAGAAGATACAGTACAGGAAGTTGGTGGTGACGTTCTATTCTATGCCCCTGATGGTATTAGATCATTAGCAGCTACTGAGAAGATTGGTGATTTTGGATTAGATGTTGCATCTAAGCCTATTAAGAAAGATATAGATAGTCTTAATGGTACATCTTTTGACTCCTTTGTTATTAGGGAGAAGGCTCAATACAGATTGATGGCTTTTAATTCTGGGTACGCAACAGGAGATTCAGAGGGTTTAATAGCAACTAAATTTGTGGATCAAGGTGGTACAGGATTAAATTGGTCTACAATAAAAGGTTTTAAGTCTTATGCGTCTGATTCTCGTTATTACGGAGTAGCAGGTTCTACAGCAGAATTAATACTTTTTGCAAATACAGATGGTTATATATATCAAGCAGAGATAACTAATGGATTTGACTCTGTAAATATAAAAAGTATATATGAATCTCCTTATATGCCAATACAAGACCCAACGATACGAAAGACATTTTATAAAATGGGTTTGTATCTAGATCCTGAAGGGGCGATTACAGCCACAGTAAATGTAAAGTATGATCAAGGAGAAGCATCAGTTATACAGCCTAGTGCTATAAGTATAACAACATCAGGAACAGGATTAACTTATTATAATGCTAGTGCTTCTACTTATGATTCAGATAGTTATAGTTCGGACTTTGATAAGTTATATAACAGTAATATAATAGGATCAGGAAAGACAGTAGCAATACGTATAGAGGAAGAGTCAACAAACCCTCCATTCAGACTTGACACGGCTGTATTAGAGTACAGCGTAGAGACTAGACAATAACCACACAAGGAAGGGAATACAATGGGTAATACATATCAAGTTAGGACAGTAACACAAAATGGGGTTGGCTTACCTTCCTCTGGGGGTATTATAAAAGAAGAACATCTTAATGATGAGTTTACTTCTCTTATTGCTGCTTTTAACGCGAGTTCTGGACACACACACAATGGGACAGATAGTGCTAATGTTGAGAAGCTAGGTGCAAATACAGAACTTTTAACAACAACAACAGCAATATATCCTAATACGGCAACAATAGATGTAGGTACAACTGGTGCTAAATTTAGGGATGGATTTTTTAGTAGTTCAATTAGAGTTCCTATAATAACGGATACTAATGGTGCTGAATCCTTAAAGTTTGTAACTACAGGTACGGCAGTTAATGAGTTTACAATGACCAATGCAGCTACAGGTAACGCTATAGTTTTATCTGCTACTGGTGATGATTCCAATATTGATATATCTCTTACCCCTAAAGGCACAGGATTAATTAAAGTCGCTGAAGGTGATTTAGCGTTAGGCTCAACAGCTATTACTGCTACTGCCGCTGAACTTAACATTATGGATGGTAGTGCTACAACGCAAGCTACTGTTACTTTAGCAGGAACAGATGGTGTAGTTATATCTGATGCAGATGTAATGAAACAGGCTCTTGTATCCGACTTTAACACATATTTAGCATCATCAACTCAAACACTCACAAATAAAACAATAGATGCTAATGGTGCAGGCAATGGTATTACTAATCTTGAGGTGGCAGATCTTGCCTCTGGTGTTCTTGATACAGATTTAGCAAGTGTATCAGGCAGTGATGATACGTTAGCTTCGGCAAAGGCGATTAAAACTTACATAGATGCACAAGTTACTGCACAAGATTTAGACTTTGAAGGTGACAGTGGTGGTGCATTAAGTATCGACTTAGACAGTGAGACTTTAGATATTGCAGGTGGTACAGGAATTGACACAAGTGGTTCAAGTAATACTCTTACTGTTGCAATCGATAGCACAGTCACTACATTGACAGGAACACAGACACTTACTAATAAGACATTAACTGCCCCTAAAATAGTAGATGGAGGTTTTATAGCTGATGCAAATGGTAATGAGTTAATTATATTTCAGACTACTAGTTCAGCCGTTAATGAATTAGAAATAACTAATGCAGCTACAGGTAATGCAGTTATAATAGGAGCATCAGGTGAAACTAATGTGGACATTGATATTACACCTAAAGGTACAGGTGAGGTTAATATAGCCGCAGGAAATCTAAACTATGCAAGTACAGCAATTACAGCTACAGGTGCAGAACTTAATTACAATGACATAACCACATTAGGTACATCACAGGCAAGTAAAGTTTTAACTGCCGATGCTAATAATGTTGCGTATGCTTCAGGCGAATTTAAAGCTAAACATTATATAGAGCAATATGCAGCTGTTACTAGTGGATCAGCTGTAACTTTAGATTTACACGATGGAAATGTATTTGCTGTTACAATGGGTCACAATATAACTTTTACTTTCAATAATCCCCCTTCTAATAACGATGGTTTTGGATTTACATTAAAGCTTGTTCAGGATGGCACAGGTAGTAGAACAGCAACATGGCCGGGAACAGTAGATTGGGTAGGTGGAACAGCACCTACTCTTACAGGTACAGCAGCTAGTGTAGATATATTTACATTCTTCACTCATGATGCAGGAACAACTTGGTATGGCTTTACAGTAGGCTTAGATGTTAAATAGGGGATAAGTATGAGTGGGATACATAGAAAAGGACAATTAGGTGCATCAGGCACATTGTCAGCAGGTGGCGATGATACTGTAGATAGCATTTTTAATACAAGATTGTTTTCAGGATCACCTACTGATGATTCCTTAACACTTACTACAGGAGTAAATACCTCTGGTGGTGGCTCTATCTGGATTAAAGATGTGGGTAATGCTATAGGTTATGGTATATACGATCAAGTAAGAGGAGCATCAAAACTACTTCAACCTGCTGTAGATTCAGTAGAAGAAACACATTCTGGTGTAACTACTTTTGGTAATGGCAATTTTACTGTAGGCGGTTACGATAACTTTAATGCGTCTGGTAGGAACTATGTTGTAAATACATTTAAAAATACAGAAGGATTTTTTGATACTGTAACATGGACAGGAGATGGAACAACAGATCGATCTATTAGTCACAATTTAGGTGCTGTACCGGGAATGATTATAGCTAAACAAATAGGTACTGCAGGAGATTGGCACGTTTTACATAAATACCATACAATGAGTGGTACTGGAAATAGCTCTACAGGTGGTCTTAAATTTAATACTGATGGGGATGACTATAACACGCATCAATGGGAATTTGCGTATCCTACTTCTAGTATTTTTAAAGTATCTCACGTAGCTTCTGATTCAGGACAAACTTTAAATGCTAATAGTGCAACATATATTGCCTATCTTTTTGGGCATGATGCAGTTGGTACTGCTGGAGGCAAAATACAAACAGGATCTTATACAGGAAATGGCAGTGCAGGTCTTAATGGCCCAGCCGTTGTAATTGGATGGGAGCCGCAGTGGCTGTTAATTAAAAAAGTTACTTCAGTAGACAGTTGGCTAGTTTATGAACAGTCAAGACACATGAGTGGCTTCACAAATGAATCTACTGTTAATACTCAATCTACTAGTAAATATTTTGAGGTGGATACAGGCAGTGCCGAAGTAAGCACCGATACTGTACACTTTCAGCCTGATGGTTTTAGAGTTACTGGTACTGCTGCTGAAGTTAATACTAATTTAGGAAAATATATATGGATGGCTATTCGCAAGGGCATAGGAAATACACCAACCAGTTCTTCTTCTGTTTTTCATATAGATCATGCCGAAGGAACAAGTCCATCTCCACCTAGGTTTAGTGCTTCTTTTAACCCAGATATGGTTATTAGAAGATCACAAATTGACGCTGCGGATGCTTGGCAGATGACTACAAGACATATGCAAGGAAATCTTATACGAATAGATACCGATTCCATTGTTGATACTGGAAATTCGGCAAGTACTCTTGCTTTTCATAATGGATGGTGTTCTACACATGCAGGTAGTGCAGATACAGAAGATATGTCATGGATGTGGAAAAAGCAAAAGGGATTTTTTGATACTGGTATTTATAAGGGGTTAGGTAGCAATAGAACACAAGTACATAATTTAGGGGCTGTTCCTGAAATGATGTGGGTTAAAAGATTAGATGCTACGAATGATTGGAATGTTTACCATAAAAGTATGAATGGGGGAAGTAGCCCTGAAGATTATTACATGAAGCTTAATCACAATGGTACGGAGACAGATGATTCTGCTGCATGGTTTGATACTGCACCCACCGCTTCAGTTTTTACTGTAGGGGGCAATAACGATTTCTCTTTAGGTACTTATACTTATTGCCTTTTTGCAAGCGTGGCAGGTGTATCTAGTATAGGAAGCTTTTCTCATACTAATGGTTCAGCTACAAATGTTAATTGTGGATTCTCTTCAGGTGCAAAATTCATATTAGCAAGAAAGAGAGATGGAGGTAATTGGTACGTGTGGGATAGCAAAAGAGGTGGAGAGAATGTTATGTACTTAAATCTAAATAGTGGACAAACTAATACTTACGATACGTTTGATACTCTTAACTCAGGTTTTACTGTAACAGATACAAATACAGGCGGTTTAGATACTGGAAATTGGATATATTACGCAATAGCAGCATAGGAGAAAGAAATGGCAGAATTTATACATTCAAATGGAACGATTAAATCAGAGGGTGAGATTAAGGCAGATAATCCCAATACGTCCTTCTGTGCAGGGGCAATGTCTACAGATACATTATCAGAACTAGGGTATACAGCAGTACTGGATGCACCTGCTCCGTCACCTTCAGCTTCAACTAAGGTTGTTATAAGAGATGGGGCAGTAAAGAATAGCAAAGATCAATGGGTTTATAAGTGGAAGGAACAAGATCGTCACTCTACTTACACAGATAGTGATGATAAAACTGTAACAAAAGCAAGTCAGGATACAGCATATCAAACTAGCCTCGATAACAATCAAAAGAATGGGCTAAGATTAGAGAGAAAATCCCTACTAGAAGAAGCTGATTGGCAGATTAATAAACTAGAGGATGCAGGTTCAAGCACATCTGATTGGAAAACATACAGACAAGCTTTGCGAGATATAACAGAGGCATCCGATATATATGATGTCACATGGCCTACTAAGCCATCGTAACATATGTTTGATCCAATCACGATAGGTGCTGCCTTAACAACAGCAAGTACTGCATTTGCAGGGGTTAAAAAAGCTTTTCAAGCAGGTCGTGATTTAGAAGCAATGACAGGAGATTTATCAAAGTGGATGGGGGCAGTCTCAGATATAGAACAGAAACATAAAAAAGCTAGGAACCCACCTATGTTTAAGAAAGTTTTTGGCTCTATAGAACAAGAAGCACTTGAAGCTTTTGCAGCTAAGAAGAAACTAGAAGAACAACGTTACGAGTTAGAGCAATTTATAAAGTTATCCCACGGACGAAGTGCTTGGGAAGAACTCCTCCAGATGGAAGGAAAGATAAGAAAAGAAAGACAAGATCAGATGTATCGTCAACAAGAAATAAAAGAGAGAATTGTTGAAGGTATATTTATCGTATTCTTAGCCTGTACTGTTGTTGGTCTTATATGGTTTGCTTTTTATCTCAAAGACACACAGGAGTAATTAATGGAAATTAGTATGTGGATGTTCTGGAATATTATCTTAACACTTGTTATAGCTCCTGCTGTATGGGCATTTAGAGGACTTATACAGGAAGTTAAAAGAGTAGACATCCTGTTAAACAAAACCAGAGAAGAGTACGTTACACGTAGGGAAATGAGAGATGGCATGACAAATGTTATGGATGCTCTACATAGAGTTGAAGATAAATTAGATAGAGCTTTAAGTAAGGATAAATAGATGGCAAATAAAACAAAATTAAAAATATCACCTGAAGGTAAGAATAAAATGATGAAACATTTTAATTACACAGGAGATCCTAGATTATTTACAGAGTTTTTAGCAGCCGATCCTGCCAAACAACATCTGGTGAAAAGGTATTTTGATAAAGCTAAGAAGAAATATCAAAAGTATCAAGGTGGCGTTATAGGATACGCTACTGGTGGTCAGACTGCAGAACAAGCTAAACTTGCAGAAATGAATAAACATATGAGTGGTTCTGGTGGTGACTATTCTAATTTAGATAGTTTTAAAAGTTATTTTAAACCAACAAGTAAATATTCATTTGAAGAATGGAAAGCTCAAGCTGCAAAGGCAGGGGCAGGATCACAAGATGAAACCGCATCTGATTTAAATGTTAAACATGGTGCAGGTGCAGGTGCATATACATGGGATGGTACTACTCCTACTAGTGAAACACCTGCTGAAGAAACTCCTGCTGCTCCAAAGGTAAATCCAGTAGAAAAACAGATGCAGGATCAGGCAACTAATCCACAGCTAACAGGTAGTCAAACTGTTACACCTACAAAGATTAAGTATGATTCTGATACACAAGACATTAAAGAGGGTACAGGCAAGTTAGATGAAACTGATCCGCAAGCTACAGTAAAGGAAGCAGATAAGGCAGGTGATGTGACAACTCCTACAAAGACAGATGCTAAAACCTATACTACAGATAAGAGTGAGGATGCGGTAAAAGATGTAGATGTTGAGGGGGAATCATTAGACAAAGATAAGATTAAAAAAGTAGATGCAGAACAGCAAACTGAGAGTTCTGTATCTGATCTTGAAGCAGAGCAAGGTGAGGGGATCAAGATGGATGATCCTAAGAAACGAACCATGCAAGAAGGTGAGGAAGTATCTGGTAGTACTGTTGATAAGGACAAAGTAAGTGGGGCGTTTGGTACAGGAGAAGCTAAAGCTGCATCGGTTAAAGATGAACTAACTACTCTTATGGAAGACTTTGAAGGTGGTAACACACCGCCTTGGGCAGCAGGAGCAATGCGAGGTGCAATGGCTACCTTAAATGCTAGAGGATTGGGTGCTTCATCTCTTGCAGGTCAAGCTATAATACAGGCTGCAATGGAATCTGCTTTACCTATAGCACAGATGGAAGCAGGTAATAAACAACAGATGGCTATAGAAAAAGCTAGGCATAGAGCTAGTTTTATGAAGCAGGATTTTGATCAGAAGTTTCAAACTAAAGTACTTAATGCAGCGAAGGTTAGTGAAATAGCGAATATGAATTTTACTGCTGAACAAACTGTAGCCTTAGAGAATAGTCGTATTGCTAATACAATGAACCTTGCTAATCTAAATAATAAGCAAGCACTAGTGATGGCTGAAGCTGCGGCTTTATCGCAATTAGATATAACTAATCTTAACAATAGGCAACAGGCGGCTGTGCAGAATGCACAAAACTTCTTGGCTGTTGACATGGCAAATTTAAGTAACGATCAACAGGCTTCCATGTTAAAAGCACAGGCATCTATCAACGCTATTCTTAGTGATACCGCTGCCACTAATGCAGCCAAGCAATTCAATGCATCCAGTGAAAACCAAATGACACAGTTCTATGATAACTTAGGTACACAAGTAGGACAGTTTAACGCTGCACAAACTAATGCCATGAATCAGTTTAACGCAGGACAGAGTAATGCGACAAGTCAATTTAATACACAGATAAAGAATCAAAGAGATCAGTTCAATTCACAAAACTCTATGGTTATTGCACAAAGTAATGTACAATGGCGTAGAGCAATCGCTACTGGTGATACAGCTGCAATTAATAGAGCTAACGAACTTAACGCACAGAACCTAGTACAAATGTCACAGATGGCTTATCAAAATATCTGGCAACAGTATGGCGATTCTATGGAACGTGCGTGGAGATCTAGCGAAAGTGATTTAGATAGAATGACATCTATAGCTACTACTAAAATGCAGATAGAAGGTAATGCACAAATGGCAGAAGACCAACGCAATGCAGACAGTATTGCATCAATAGGTGGCTGGTTATTAGACTTTATATTTTAAGGAGACAGACATGAGTAAGATGGCAAGAATGGCTATTAATAATTTGAATAAATCAGGATTGCTTGATGATGCTACAGCAACAAGTACAGCAAAAGGTTTCATGGGAAACAAAAAACCCAAGGCAGTAGGAGACGATCCTACTAGTACTGTTGCTCATTTTGTGAAGTTACTCAGGAAACAACGTAAGGAGTTATCTAATGCCAACAGTTAGTCCAAGTACAGTAGATAAATTCAATGCACCAATTCCGGGGGAATCTTTAACTTCCGAACAGGGCAGTAGACCTTGGCAAAAGCCACCTCAATTTTCTAAAGTTGAAGATGTTATGAACTACTACGTTGATAAGATGTCAGATCCTAAACTGTCAGGTAATGCTGTATCTATTATGGAGAGTGGTGTACCTTTAACCATGCTCTCTGAAACCTTAATGACAGCAAATGTTATGGAGGGTGTACACACTATAGATGTGGGTATTCTTGTCATACCTTTTATTGTT